GCTGGCACCCGCACGCAGCACCGCATGGCCGTGCGAATTGAGGACGCCGGGTTTCAAATCCGCGATATGATTGCGTGGGTTTACGGCAACGGGTTCCCAAAAAGCCACAACCTGCAAGGCGACTGGCAAGGCTGGGGCACAGCCCTAAAACCCGCGCTGGAGCCAATCACAGTGGCGCGCAAGCCGCTGGTTGGCACTGTGGCCGAGAACGTGCTGGCGCATGGGACTGGGGTGATCAATGTCGACGGGTGCAGAGTTGGCCCCGGAGAATACGTGCCTGGTGGAGGTAATGGGAAGGCAAACAATGGCGGGATGTTTGGTGGGCATGAAACAAAAGGAACTCGCGCAATCGTAGAGCCACATATACAAGGCCGCTGGCCCGCCAATCTAATCCACGACGGCGACAGCGCAGCCGACATGCTTGGCGTTGCCGCCCGCTTTTTCTACTGCGCCAAGGCCAGCAAGGCAGACAGGGGCGACGGGAACGTGCATCCGACGGTGAAACCGACCGACCTAATGCGCTACCTATGCCGCCTGGTGACTCCGCCAGGTGGCATTGTTCTTGACCCGTTTATAGGCAGCGGCAGCACTGGCAAGGCAGCGGTTCTGGAAGGTTTCAAGTTCATCGGAATTGAACGCGAGGCCGAATACCTGGAGATTGCCCGCGCCCGGATCGCTGCAGCCACGCCAGAGACTACCAACGACAACGAACCGCAGCCGGACCTGTTTGGCTTAACCGCATGAACGACGGCGCACTAACCTACCGCCAGGCGTTCATTGCCGGCCTAACACCAGACCCAGACCACACGGTCAGCACATGGGCTGATAGCCACCGCATGCTATCGCAGAAGGCGTCGGCAGAGCCTGGCCGCTGGCGCACCGAGCGCACGCCCTACCTGCGCGAGATCATGAATGAAATGTCACCGAGCAGCCCAGCACAGCGTGTGGTGTTCATGGCTGGCGCACAGGTTGGAAAATCGGAGACAGGCAACAACTGGCTTGGTTTCGTTATCCACCACGCACCCGGCCCGATGCTGCTTGTGCAGCCGACAGTTGATACGGCCAAGCGATTTAGCAAGCAGCGCCTGGCGCCCATGATTGAGGAAACGCCGATTCTGAAAGAGCGCATTGCCAACAACACCAGCCGCGATGCGTCAAATAGCATGATGACCAAGGAATTTGACGGCGGCGTGCTGATCATCAGCGGAGCGAACAGCGCGGCTGGTCTGCGTTCCATGCCGGTGCGGTATTTGTTCCTGGACGAAATCGACGCCTACCCGCTGGACGTGGACGGCGAAGGCGACCCGATCCAGCTGGCGGAAAAGCGAACCACCACATTTGCGCGGCGCAAAGTGTACATGTGCAGCACGCCCACGGTGAAGGACGTGTCTCGCATAGAAAGGGAGTACTTGCGCAGTGACCAGCGCAAATACCACGTGCCCTGCCCGCACTGCGGACACATGCAGCCGCTGCAGTGGGCAAACCTAAAATGGAACGACGACGACCCGCAAACTGCCGCCTATGCCTGCGATGACTGCGGCACTCTGATTGAAGAACGCCACAAAACCGACATGTTAAACGCTGGCGAGTGGCGAGCCACGGCACCAGGCGACGGCAAGACCGTCGGTTTTCATCTGTCAAGCTTGTATTCCCCGCTGGGCTGGAAATCATGGGCCGAGATCGTTGCCGAATTTCAGCAGGCCAAAGGCGACGCGGCGCTGCTGAAGACGTTCGTCAACACGGTACTTGGCGAGACATGGGAGGAAGAATACGCGACCAAGCTGGGAGCAGACGACCTAAAAACCCGCGTGGAGTTCTACACGCCAGGCGTCGCCCCTGCCCGCGCGCTGGCCGTCACTTGTGCGGTCGACGTGCAGGACAACCGCCTAGCCGTCAAGCTTGTTGGATGGGGGCGCGATGAGGAAGCGTGGGTAATTGACCATATGGAGATATACGGCGACCCAGGCCAGCAAAAGGTCTGGCAGCAGCTGGATGAGATCATTCTTAAGCCGGTGGCGCATGAACTGGCGCAGCCGGTAAAAGTCATGGCAACGGCCATTGACAGCGGCGGACACTACACCTCTGAGGTTTATGCATACTGCCGCGACCGGCGCCAGCACAACGTGTTCGCCGTCAAGGGACAGAGCCAGCGCGGCAAGCCGCCTATCGGCAAGCCGACCAAGGTGGACCTGAACTGGAAGGGCAGAACGATCAAGTCCGGCGCCGAGGTCTACCCGGTGGGTTCGGATACCATCAAGTCCACTATTTTTGCCAGGCTGAAGCTAAACGAGCCTGGACCGGGTTATTTGCACTTTCACGCCGAGTTACCGACAGACTATTTCGACCAATTGACAGCGGAAAAGCAGATTACTCGCTACGTTAAGGGGTTTCCAGTTCGTGAATGGGTCAAAAAGTCGGGCGCACGCAACGAAGCGCTGGACGTGATGGTCTACAACTACGCTGCACTACAGTGGCTTTATACCCGCTACAACCGTCGCACATGCTGGGACCAGTGGGAAAAATCACTAAACATCACTACAAAAACAGAGCCAGTTAGCGAGCAAAAAGCACAGAATAAGCCAGCACAAGGTAAAATAAGGCGAGGCAATTTTATTGCGAACTGGTGAAACTATGAACGTCCCTGCCCTGATCTATGCCGGCGACACTGTAAAGTGGAATGAAACGGCAACGGCCGAGTACAGCAGCACTTCAGGCTGGGTTGCGTCGTTTGCGCTGCGCCACTCTACGGGAAACGATGCGCTGACCATCGCCGGCGTGGCTGATGGCAGCGGAGGCTGGAATTTCACCATCACCGCCGTGCAATCTGCTGGCCTGCACGCTAATGGCCACTGGTGGCAGCTTACTGTCACCAAAGCCGCAGAACGGTACACGCTCGCCACTGGAACGCTTGATGTAAAAGCAAACATTCCTGCGGCCGGCAACACATACGACGGCCGAACACAGGCACAAATTGACCTCGACGCCGTGCGCGCTGCCATGAGGGCCATCGTAACTGGCGGGGCCGCACAGGAATACAGCATTGGCAATCGCAGCCTAAAGAAAATGGCAATGTCAGACCTGATCGCACTTGAAACGAAATTGAAAGCTGACGTGGCCCGCGAAGCGCGCGCCGACCGCCTTGCTAAAGGCATGAACAGCGGCCGCGCCGTCTATGTGAGGTTCTAAAATGGGCATTCTCAGCTGGTTCAAACGACGAGAGGAACCAAAACCAGCGCGCCGTCGTGGTTTCAATGGCGCGCAATACAACCGGCTTGTGTCTGACTGGATCACAGCAAGCACAAGCATGGACGCTGAAATCCGAAAGGACCTGAAGCGCCTACGCGACCGTTCCCGCGACCTAGTGCGCAACAACGACTACGCGCGCAGCGCCCAGCGGGCCATTACCAACAACGTTGTTGGCCAGGGCGTGAGCATGCAGGCAAACGTCAAAATGCGCCGAGGCGGGCGCATGGACGACACGACTAACGCGGCAATAGAGGCAGCTTGGGCCAAGTGGAAGCGCAAGCAATATTGCCATACGGCTGGCGTGCTGTCGTTCAACGACATTGAACGGCAGTTAATGGATGCAATGCCGGAGTCCGGCGAGATTTTTGTGCGCAAGGTCCGCCAATCTTTTGGCGGAGGACGCGTTCCGTTTGCATTGGAGATTATCGAAGCAGACCGATTAGACATCGACCTAAACGAGATGGCGAAGTCTGGCAACGAAATCCGCATGGGCGTCGAGCGCGACAGCTGGGGCCGCCCAGTGGCCTACCACTTTAAAACAGAGCATCCGGGCGACTACCCATTTGGGGCTGGAGCCGTTGCAAACACGACAGTTCGCGTGCCAGCAACTGACGTTATCCACATTTTCAGGCAGGAACGTCCTGGACAGACGCGAGGCATTCCGTGGATTGCAAGCGCAATCATGAAAATGCACCACCTGCAGGGCTACACTGAAGCCGAGGTTATTGCGGCGCGTGCAGAGGCTTGCCGCATGGGGTTTATTACCAGCCCTGAAGATGATGCGATGACGGATGGCCAGCAAGATAGCGTGGACGTGGCCAATTTTGAACCCGGATTAATTCACCGCCTACTACCTGGCGAACAGTTTCAAGACAGCAAGCCGAACAGGCCAGGCGGGCAGTATGAGCCATTTGTAAGGGCTATGCTGCATTCGCTGGCTGCTGGTCTTGGCGTGGCATATTCCACACTCAGCCGGGACTACAGCCAAGCTAATTACAGCAGCGGCCGACTGGCTCTACTTGACGACCGCGATAACTGGCGCGTTTTGCAATCATGGCTGATTGAGAATTTTCACCGGCCGGTTTTTGAGGAATGGCTGGACTTAGCTGTTCTGTCTGGCGAGTTGGAACTGACTGGTTACGAGGCAAACTCAGAAGCATTCCGCGCGGTGCGTTGGATACCTCGTGGCTGGCAGTGGGTAGACCCAGCCAAAGAAATGGCCGCTTATAAAGACGCTGTTCGTTGCGGATTTACAACGGTTTCCGACGTAATCGCCCAGCAAGGCGGCGACATTGAGGATGTGATGCAAACGCGGCAGCGCGAGCTGCAGATGGCTGAGGATATGGGTCTTGTATTTGATACAGACCCGCATGAGACAGACGGAAAGGGTGCGCAGCAAAGCGTGGACGTTGCCGAAGATGTCACAGAGGCACCGTCGCCAGAGGAAGACCGCAAGATGGTTTCAGAGGTCGTCGCCGAACATATGCGATCTTTGAGAGACGAGCTGCGCGACATCCGCATCGTGGCTTCGACGCGCCAAGAGGCGCAGCCAATCAACCTCAACATGGCGCTGGATACATCCAGCATCGACCGTGCTGCACAGTCACTGCAGGACATGACGCGAGAAGCGCTTACGCAGATTCGAGAGGACGTTCAGAATATGCCAATAGTTATCCCTGCTCCACAAGTGAACATTGAAAACGTCATGCCTGAATACCGTGCCGAGGCGCCACAGGTTAACGTGGTAAACCAGGTGCAGCCGGCAGCCGTTACTGTGGTTGATAATCACCCAAGCCGCGCGGAACAGGTTGTGCTACGCGACAAGAACGACGAAATTATTAAAACAGTTACCACGTACATCAAAGGATAAGCCATGCGCGACATGGCTATTATTGGGCAGAAGGCAATTTAATATGGTAATCAAACTCATCGGCTCGACCATCACTTTCGCCGCACTCGTCATGACCGAAGAAAGGGGCGTGTGAGATGCCATATACCCTCAACACCAGCTTATCCAGTGTGGCAACTAGCGGCACAGTCACTCGTGACGCGGGTGGGCGCGTCTATATCAACGACACCATCACTCTGAATACAGGCGCAGTCGTTGATGTGGATTTGACGTGCGTCGGTTTTGTCCTGCCCACTGGACAAACAGTGACATTCGGCAGGACCGCGCCGGACGGAACTGATGTTCCTATTTCGGTTGTGATGACGGCCATTAACAACGCTTTTAACACAAGCCCATTCAGGATTCAGGGAAACCCGACATTAAATGTAAGAAACACAACCTTTCACATGCTCAACGGGGCAAATATGTGGGGTTCGTGGCCAGAAGAGATCAACACCACGGGTTCTACGCTGAACGCAACCAATATGCGGATCGTCAGTTATTCGAGCCTCACGACGAGGGCGATTGACACCAATTCTGGTGTGCATGTCTGGATTCCGGGAAATGGTGTCATTGACGGATTGGAAGTTTCTGGCATCGGTGGGCTTTTCTTCAATGCTAGTCCTCTCTCGACCAAAAACATCCAGCAGCGAGTCACTACCGCCCAAGGCATCTCCGTAGCAAGTAGCGGCGAAACCCCTGTTGATCTGGTTGGCGTTGTGGCGCAACGCGTGAATGTGCAGCAGGCGCCCTGCCATTTGCGTATTACCAATCTTAGGCTGCTTAGTAATTATGTGCGAAACGCAGCCACTGGCGGACTTTCTAAGTTCAGTATTCGCAAATCAATAGGCGGCACGCTGGTCGGTGCCAGCGCAAACACGGTAGTCAGCGTGTGGAATACGACCACACAGGCTCTCGTTTACACAAGAAATGTTGGCACTTCTGCGTTCAATCCGCTTGTTGACTGTTGGCTCGTATATCAGAACAATGTGGCGGGAGCAACAGCCGCCCAAATCGAAGCTGGCTTTGCTGCAGAACCGGGGTCTTATGTGCCGAACGTGCGCATCGCCGTGCTGGAGTATGGGCGTGCGCTGGCAATCAAGGATTACACGATGTCGATCAGGCAGTCGATGGACGATCAGCCCATCGACTTGTCGCAGATTTTGGCAAATAGTGACATTGCCGAAACCAACTCGAATGTTGTTTCTGCATGGACAGAAATCAACACAGGATCGCGTTTCCGCGACCGAGCGCATTTGTTCCTGCGGCAAAACTGGTCAGGGCAAAACAGCGAGTTGGTAAGCCTTGACGGCAACTTGATTAACGCTGGCTCCTTGAACGTCACCATTGACGCCACGGCTGCAAGCGTGTTCTCGCTGGTGGGCAACACGCTGACGATCAAGGCATCGACCTACACCGGCGACATGACGACCACGGGCGTCATCACGCTCGCCAACGGCGCGACGTTTGTGGGCACCCGCACCGACGCCAGCGGAACCATTGCGCCACCAAAGACCGTCAGCATCACCGGCATAACGGCAGGATCGCGCCTGCGTGTCTACAACAACACCACGGCTTCTGAAGTCGTCAACCAGATCGTCGCCGGAACCAGCTACAGCGCCACCTACAACGAAGGCACCGGCTACACGACTGGCAACACGTTGACGATTACGACCACGTGGCAGAGTGGCACTAGCGCTAAACTGCCGTTCTCGACACAGGTAGTGGTAGGCTCAACCGGCTGGTCCGCACTGGTCAATCAGCAGAACGACACGGTGTACAACGGCATCGGCGTAGACGGTTCGACGATCACTGAATTTACGCCAGATTACCCAAATGTTCAGGTAGACATTTCCGACCCCAACGGACAGACTAGCATTGACCGTCTGTATTCGTGGTTCGTTTCTGTCACAACTAGCGCCGATGGCATCCGTAACTGGTTCGGCGGTATCGTGGCCGAGGATGCGGCCAACTTCCGTGTGGTCACCTCAATACTCAACCTGAAGCTAGACAACCTGTCGGCCAATGGCGTCGAATTCACTGGCGGACAGAGGCTTTACAGAGACGACAACGCATCACCGCTGGTGGCTAGCACCACTGGCGGCGGCTCAATCAGCCTATACGCTGGGAAGGTGTACACGTCGGTTGTCAGCACTTCATCGCCTGTCATCACTGGCGACATCAGCCAAGTTCCAGCGGCGGTGCAATCCGGCATGACGGCGCAGGGGTACACCATCGCAAGGGCTGGCAATATGGACCGGCTGGACGCAAATATCTCAACCCGATTGGCCGCAGCCAGCTACACAGCGCCACCAAGCGCAGCCAACAATGCCAACGCAGTACGTACGGAACTGACCACCGAACTTACCCGGATTGACGTAGCAGTAAGCACGCGCACGCAATCCGGCTCCACGGTCAATGCAAACGTCACGCAGGTAAACGGCATTGTTATCGACGGCGTAGGAACCGAAGCAAACCCTTGGGGGCCGGTGGAATAAATGACTTCTGCTTGGGGTAAATCCTGGGGCTACTCATGGGGCAAATCATGGGGACAAGTCCGCGTGCTGGTAGTCGGCGGAGTAACCACAGGCCGTCCGTTCATACTGCCGCAGTACGCTCCATCATTTACAGGCCGCCCAAGGAAAAAACGCCAAGCTGATGTTTTGTTTCTTGGCGTTTAGGCTCCCGCATTTTCATTAAAAGCCCGTTGGCGTTATAATTCAATCAGCAGACAATCCGCTTACATTTTGGGGACTACATGCAAGACGAACAGAAGCGGTTTCAGCTACCGCAGCTGACAAGAGCGATTCAAGCCGACGGTCTGACCGTTGACGCTGACTCGCGTACCATAGAATTTCCATTCAGCAGCGAATTACCTGTCGAGCGCTGGTTTGGTGACGAAGTTCTTTCGCACAAAAGCAACGCTGCAAACCTTAGTCGCCTGAACGATGGCGCGCCACTGTTGTTTAATCACAACATGGACGAAATAATCGGCGTGCTTGAGAAGGCATGGATTGGAACCGATAAACGCGGTTACGCCAAGGTTCGTTTTGCCAAGACGGCGCGCGCAGATGAAGTTCTGTCTATGGTGAACGACAACATTCTGAGAAACGTTTCTTTCGGTTATCGAATCAACGAAATGGTCGAATCCGTCAAAGACGGAAAATCAACATACACGGCAACCCGCTGGGAGCCGTTCGAAGTATCGCTGGTGACAGTGCCTGCAGACCACACCGTTGGAATTGGGCGAGCTGAAGCCGACGACAAGCGCGATGTGATATTGCATCGCATTCAGGAAGACTCCGCACAGCCTGCGGAAATCACTATTGAGGAACCAACCATGACCGAGCAAACCACGCAGGTGGATGTTCAGGTGGTGGCCACGCAGGCTGCTGAAGCCGAGCGCGCGCGCATCGCCGCAATTGATGCACTAGGACAGCGGTTCAACGCTTCCGACCTGTCCCGTAAACTCATCAGCGAAGGCGTCACTATCGACGCTGCACGCGCCGCATTTTTGGAGGAAATCAAAGTGGATCAGAAGCCCATCACCGGCAAAGAGGCAGACGTTGGATTGACTGCCAAGGAAGTCCGCCAGTTCAGCGTGCTGCGCGCATTGAACGCATTAGCCAACCCAGCTGACAAACAGGCATGGGAAGCTGCTGCGTTTGAACGCGAGGTATCAGAGGCTGGCGCAAAAGCTGCAGGCAAGTCCGCCCGTGGCATCTTCGTTCCAGGCGAAGTGCTTCGCGCCCAGCGCGATTTGGTGGCCGGCACCGCAGCGGCAGGCGGGCACACAGTCGCCACTGAACTGATGGCGTCGAGCTTTATCGACCTGTTGCGCAATAGTTCCATCGCAATTCGCGCTGGCGCCACCACCATGAACGGCCTGCAGGGCAACGTAGCCATCCCCAAGCAGACCGGTGCCGCCACTGCATACTGGGTTGCTGAATCCGGTGCGCCTACAGAGAGCCAGCAGACCCTGGCCCAAGTCACGATGACGCCAAAAACCGTTGGCGCGTTCACAGACTTCAGCCGCCGTTTAATTCTTCAGTCATCCATTGATGTTGAGAACATGGTGCGCCGCGATCTGGCTGCTGTTATCGCCCTTGCGATCGATACCGCTGCCCTATACGGCACCGGCGCCAGCAACCAGCCGACCGGCCTGAAGCTGCAGTCCGGCATTAACACCAAAGATTTCGCGGCCACCAACCCGACGTTTGCTGAACTGGTGGCCATGGAGTCGGAAATTGCCATTGACAACGCAGACATCGGCGCAATGCGATACCTGCTGAACCCCGCCCAGCGCGGGAACTTCAAGTCTACAGAGAAGTTCTCCACAACTGGCGCGACCATCTGGGAACCAGGCAACACGGTGAACGGCTACGCCACCGAGGTTTCTAACCAGATTACCGCCGGCGACGTGTTTTTCGGAAACTTCGCTGACCTGCTAATCGGTTTCTGGTCCGGTCTTGATCTAACCGTGGACCCCTACGCGGGCGCAACCAGCGGCACCGTCCGCGTGATCGCCCTGCAGGATTGCGACATTGCAGTGCGCAATGCCGTGTCGTTCTGCTACGGAAACGCTGGTTTAGCTTAACTTGTGTCTGAGGAACGGGCCGGAATAAACAGCCGGCCCGTTTTCCACAATGAGAATACAGATAACACGGACCACTGTTGCAGCTAATGGCTTTGTTAGAGTTGGGCAAGTCATCGACTTACCTGACGCCGAAGCCCGCATGCTTATTGCCATTCACAAAGCGGTTTTGGTGGAGGATGTCGAGCCTACGCCAGATGTTCTAGACACAGAGCAAGCCGAAGAACTGATATCCACTGAAGCCCCAAAGGCCAAGCGAGGCCGGCGTGTTAAGTGAAAATTTAGACGCATTCCTGACGGATTTTGGCGTACCTGTCACAGATGGCACGACCGCCACAACTGGCATTTTGGAAATGCCAAGCGAAATAATAGCAGGTGGCATGGTAATCACCACAGACTATTCGTTAACGATCAAGTCGAACGTTTACCCGAGCTTGAAATACAACGACTCATTGACTGTCAACGGCGCCGCCTACACTGTACGAGAAGTGCGCGCTCAGGACGATGGACAATTCAGTATCGTTTATTTGTCGAAGACTTAAATGCCAAGCAAGCGCGAAACCATCCTGCAACGCATCGTAACTGCATTGGCTGGGACGACCGGTGTTGGTTCGCGCATCTACCGAAGCCGTGTAGAACCGTTTGCTAGAGGTGAAGCTCCCGCAATTGTGGTCGAGCCAGTCAGCGACAGCGCAACGCAGGACACACTAGGCACACTGCAATGGACAATGAACGTGCGTGTAGCTGTCATTGTGCGAGGCTCGGTGCCAGACCAGCTGGCAGACCCTGTCATGCTGGACGTTCATTCAAAACTGATGGGCGATGCCACTCTTGGAGGCTACGTAATAGACATGTTGCCGACCACTGTGTCATTTGAAAGCATCGAGGCAGACCAGCCTGTAGGCGTAGTGTCTGCAGAATTTTCTGTTACGTATCGCACTGCACTCAATTCGCTGAGTTAAAATCAGCTCAACAACGCGAGGTATAAATGCCGCTTCTCTCACGCAAACGAACAATTCTGGCCAAGACCGAGGTAACCTACGGCACAGACCCGACGCCTACTGGCGTGGCCAATGCGATATTGGTTCGCAATTTGAGCATCACGCCGCTCAACGCCGAGCTTGTAAGTCGCGACCTCGTGCGCCCGTACCTTGGCGCTAGCGAACAGCTGCTCGCGTCCAGCTATGTTACTGTTGAATTCGAAGTTGAAATGGCGGGGTCCGGCACTGCTGGCACGGCGCCTGGGTATGGACCGCTTTTGCTGGCTTGTGGTATGGCTGCAACAACATCGGCGGGCGTCTCTGTCACATATGCGCCGGTATCTTCAAGCTTTGGTAGTGCTACTATCTACTACAACGTTGACGGCGTTCTACACAAGGTCACCGGCGCACGTGGTAACGTTGAGATGACCATCGAAGTAGGCCAAATCCCGGTTTTCAAGTTTACATTTACCGGCCTTTACAATGCTCCGACAGACACGGCAGCGCCGTCTGTGACATACACGGCTTTTCAGACGCCGCAGGCAGCAAACAGCGACAACACCAGCGCATTCAGCTTATACAGCTACAGCGGTGCATTGCAGTCTCTGAACATCAACCTCAACAACGCCATTACTTATCGCACTTTGATTGGTGCCGAGGATGTGCTGATGACTGATCGTCAAGCCAGCGGGAGCGCTGTATTTGAAGCGCCGACAGTTGCGCAAAAAGATTACTGGTCGCTTGCATTGGGTGGAACTCTTGGGACGTTAGACATCACACATGGAACAACGGCCGGCAATCGAGTTCAAATTACGTCAACTAGGGCGAAGATCACAAACCCGACATATCAAGACAGCAACGGAATCCATATGCTTCAGACTCCGTTTAATTTGGTGCCAAGCACAGCAGGCAACGATGAATTGAGCATCGTGGTTAAATAACTTTTGCCTCCCCGCCTTGCCCGCCCATAGTGGCGGGTTTTTTTCTTGAAAGGAGCAATATGTTTAAGATCGTTCAGAACCCAACATATACGTGGCCGGTTACGCTTGAATTGCCCATTGATGGCGGAAAAACCGAGAAAGCGACGTTCGACGCTGAGTTCAAGAGAATTAGTCAGAGTCGCGTTGATGAGATCAGGCAGGCCGTTGAGCGTGGGGAAATGTGCGATGCGGACCTAGCGCGCGAGGTTCTGGTAGGATGGTCCGGCGTGGTCGATGGCGACGGAGAAGTTCCGTACAGCGAGAAGGCCCGCGACCAGCTTTTAGACATTCCAATGGTATCAACAGCTATTGTCATGGCATTGCTTGGCAGCATCAACGGGGCGAAGAGAAAAAACTAACTGACGCCGCTCGCCATTGGGCGCAGGGCGGCGCTATACAAAATGAAACGGCTGCCGATTTGGCCGCATTCGGTGCGCCCGAGGAAATGATTGCAGAAGCAACGGTTGCCCAATCCGAAAACCTGTTCGGTGTTTGGGAAGACAATGCTGACACTGTAATGATGTTCATGCGATTACAGACGCAATGGAATGTAATTGCAGGCGCGTTCATCGGTTTAAATTACCAGTCTGCTGCGTTTTTATTTAGAATTCACAATGTGGCCAACGAGGCCGAGATGATGGACGATTTGCAGTCGATGGAAATCGCGGCGCTTCACGTGATGAATAAACGCAAGGAATAGCCATGGCAATGGACATGTCGGTTGCTCTAAAAATCAACGCTGGCGTTACCGGACAGCAGGCCGTTGACCAGTTGCGCACCAGCATGGACAAGCTGAACGGCGCGGCAAGTTCTGTCGGCCGTGGCTTTGATCTAGCAAAGACAGCTGTTGGCGCTTTTATTGGACTGCAGGCCGTTCAGGGTATTACGCAGATCGGATTGTCCCTGGTGAATGCTGCCGACCAGCTTGACGAAATGTCAGAGCGGACAGGCGTAAGCGTGGAGCAGCTTTCGGCGCTGCAATATGCAGCTAAACTAGCAGGAACCGACTTGGACGAAGTACAGTCTGCCATGGGGAGAGTGGCAGCTAAGGCGGTGGATGCGGCAACCGGCAACAAAGCAGCAGCAATGGCGTTCGGCGCTTTGGGCGTGAACGTAAAAAATGCAGACGGAAGCATGAAGGCATCCGTCGCCATCATGAATGAGGTCGGGCAATCGCTTGCAGAAATTACTGATCAGACTGTGCGTACTGCTGTTGCTCGCGAGATATTTGGTAAGAACGCAGACGCGCTGGTTCCGTTTTTGATGAACATGCGCAGCGCGCAAGAGGAGGCCAATAAGCTGGGCGCTGTCATTGGCGGAGAGTTTGCCGGACAGGCGGCGGCATTTAATGACAACCTCGACCGCATGTGGTTTCAGTTGCGTGGTATTGGCAACACTATTCTGGCAGAACTGCTGCCTGGTATGAATGCTCTTACTGAATCAATGCAACAGAACAGCCAAACAGGCGGAGCGCTGTCAATCATAGCAAACGGGATAAGAATTGCTTTTGAGGCAATAGTCGTCGTCGGCGGGAATCTAATCTACGTTTTTAAGCAGATTGGAAACGAGGCGGTAGGCATCGGCCGGCAGATGGCTGCATTGGCCACATTGGATTTTGACGGGTTTAGCAAGATTGGCGAGCAGATGCGCAAAGACGCAGCGCAGGCTCGCAAGGACATTGATGCGTGGTCAGAAAGTATTTTAAACGCACAAAAGAACCTTAAGCAAACCACTCCAAACCGCGAAGGCGGAAACGCAGCAAGTCAGCGTGCTACTGAAATCCTAAAGCAACTTGCACAAGCAAACAAGCAACTAACAGAGGCGGAAAAAGAAACAAACCGTCAGTCGCAAGAGCGCAAGAGCATATTAGAAAGCCTGAATAACGAAGTTCAAAAAATGATCATCGGAGAAGACGCTTTGACCGTCGCAAAACTGCGAAGACTTGGCGCAACAGAACAAGAGATAGCAAGAGCAGAAGACCTGATGCTTCAACGCGCGCAGCTTATTCAGATGGAACGCGACATGGATTTGGCCATCAAGGAGCAAACACAATCTGAGCAAGACGCCATTCGCAGTAAGGAAAAACTTGCTGAGGCAGGACGCCGCGTGTTTGAAGAAACCAGAACGCCGGCCGAACAGCTCAATATGGAATTGGCGCGCCTGAACGACCTGCTTGCACAGGGCGCAATTGATTGGGACACATACAACCGCGCTGTGTCCAAATCTAAGGACGATTTTGCCGAAGTTGGTAAGAAAGGCCAAGACACGATGGCCGACTTGAAGCAAGCTGTTGAAGGATGGGGACGCCAAGCTACTGACACGTTCATTGATTTCGCATTCACCGGCAAAGCCAGCTTTAAAGGCATGGTAAGCAGCATCCTGCAGGACATAGCACGCATGTTGATACAAAAGGCAGTCATGGCACCAATGATGCAGGCTGTTAGCGGGTTTTTTGGATTCGCAAACGGCGGCATTATGACCAACAGCGGACCCGTGCCACTGAAGACCTACTCAAACGGCGGCATAGCAAATAGCCCGCAGCTTGCGCTTTTTGGTGAAGGTAAAATGCCAGAGGCGTATGTTCCGTTGCCAGATGGGCGCACCATCCCAGTCACCATGAAAGGAGAAAGCGGAGGCGGAAGCACAAACGTGGTCGTTAATGTGAACGTCGAAAGCGGACAAACTCAAGTTGAGGGCGAACAAGGCGCAAGCAATCTCGGGCGCTTAATCGCTGGCGCGGTGAAGGCGGAGCTAATCCAACAGAAGAGGCCAGGCGGCCTACTGGCGGCATAACATGGCGACATTCACATACACGCCAGATTTCGGCGCACAGGTTCAAATTAAGCCGCGCGTGCGCTCTGTGTCGTTTGGAGATGGCTACCAACAGCGGCAGGCAGACGGCATCAACAATGTGCCGCAGGTCTGGTCGTTGCAGTGGCAGAACAGAGACAACACAGACACAGCTGCAATAAAATCATTTCTACAGGCCAGAGCTGGCGTCGAGGCATTTGATTGGACGCCACCAAATGAAGCGACCTCAATCAGAGTTATATGCAGCGAGTGGAACATATCAACTGTCCGATATAACCTGAATAACGCAAGCGCCACATTCACGCAGGTTTTTGAGCCATGACAACGCCACAAACCATCACCAGCGAGATACAGAAGCTTGAACCAAGCGCAATTATTGAGCTTTTTGTGCTGGATGCTACGAGTTTTGGTGGCGATGTGATGCGTTTTCATGCCGGCACAAATGGCCTGCGTCAAAACATAGTTTGGCAGGGGAACACATACACGGCGTTTCCTGTGCAGGCGTCTGGGTTTGACATGTCCGGCAACGGCCAGCTTCCACGCCCTAAGCTGCAGGTGGCGAACGTAACTGGCGCAATTACGCTTCTGGTGTTGACGTATGATGACTTGCTTGGGGCCAAGGTCACCCGTAAACGTACGCTGGCAAAGTATTTAGACGCTGTGAACTTCCCCGGAGGAACAAACCCGACAGCCGATAACACAGCAGAGTTCGCTGATGACGTTTTTTTCGTTGACCGAAAAGTTACGGAAACCCGAGATATTGTAGAGTTTGAGTTAGCGGCCGCTTTCGACGTTGCTGGCGTTCAGCTGCCGCGCCGTCAGATTATCCAGAACGTCTGCACCTGGCGCTACAAGGGCGGAGAATGCGGTTATGCCGGAACCAATTACTTTGACGCAAACGATGTTCCTGTCGGTAGTGTTGGTCTGGATGTGTGCGGCAAGCGCCTGTCCAGCTGCAAGGCTCGTTTTGGCTCAAACAATCCACTTCCATTCGGTTCATTTCCAGCAGCTGGACTTACTCGATGAACTGGCGAGACGCGGCGATTCAGCACGCATTTTCCGCAATGCCGCGCGAGGCATGTGGAATGCTTGTTATCATCAAAGGTAGAGAGCGATATTGGCCGGCCAGGAACTTGGCGGTGGGCAGCGACCAGTTTATTCTAGACCCGGCAGACTATGCCGCAGCAGACGAAGCCGGCGACGTGGTTGCTATCGTTCATTCCCACCCGAACCTGCCATGCGCGCCGTCACAAGCGGACCTCGTATCATGCGAAGCAAGCGGCCTGCCATGGCACATCGTCAGCGTTCCTGCAGGCCAGTGGCACTACATGGAACCGAACGGCTACCAGGCGCCGCTTGTTGGCCGCGAATGGTCCCACGGTGTGCTTGATTGCTACAGCTTAATTCGAGACTGGTACGCACAGGAGCGCGGCCTACATCTGCCAGACTTCGACCGCCGTGATGAATGGTGGATGCGCGGCGATAACCTGTACACGGCCCATTTCAGAGAAGCTGGATTTGTCGAGATTGATCCAGCAGACATGCAGCCCGGAGACGGAATTCTTATGCGCGTTGCAAGCCCTGTTACGAATCACGGAGCGGTGTTTTTGGGCGATAATAGAATAATTCACCACGTACAGACTCGCCTGTCATGCCGCGACAATTACAGCGATTTTTGGCGCCAAAGAACAACGCATGTGTTGAGACATGAAAACCATCATTCTGCTAGGTGAACTTGGGAAACGGTACGGCCGCAGGCACTTGCTGGACGTGAAGTCACCAGCGGAAGCAGTGCGCGCGCTGTGCGCAAACTTTAGAGACTTTGCCGGTTTTGTTTCGGCGTCTGCAGAGCGAAACGTTGGATACCGCGTCTTGAATATGCGCGAGGAAGTTGGAGAGGAAGAACTACATAACCCGGCAAGTCGTCGAATCACCATTGCGCCTGTTGTCGCCGGCGCTGGCGGTAAAATAGGAAAAATTGTCCTTGGCGCTGCCTTGATCGCTTCTGCGTTCTTCGTACCTGGACTTGGAGCAGTGACACTTTTTGGTAGCACAACACTAGCAACAGTTGCGTTTAGTGTTGGCGTGTCTCTTGCATTAGGCGGAATTGCACAAATGCTTGCACCTCAACCACCATCAAGCGGACCGCAGGAAGAACAGCAACCAAGTTATGTTTTCAACGGGGCAGTTAACACTAGCGCTCAAGGCCAGCCAGTTCCAGTCGGTTATGGCCGCATGATCGTTGGAAGCGCCGTTATTAGCGCCGGCATAAGCGTTGAGGACATCGCAGCATGAATAATAAACTCACAATCTACCCTACACCGGACGGAGGCTCTACAACACTGCGTTCTCGCGCCTATGCCCGCATTATGGATCTTGTATCCGAAGGGGAAATTGAAGGTTTAGTAAACGGCGCAAAATCCATTTATCTTGATGGCACGCCGCTACAAAATGCTGATGGTAGCTTCAATTTCAAGAATGTCACATATGAAACGCGGACAGGCACAAACACACAGACCTATATTCCAGGATTTGGTGGCGTCGAAAGCGAAACCACAGTAAACACTGAGGTTCAAGCGTCCGCGTCAATTGTCCGAACGATCAGCGATGCAGACGTGAACGCCGTTCGAGTGACTGTGAGCCTGCCGGCGCTGTATTTCCAGAACAGCCAAGGCGACCTGGAAGGGCAGTCTGTACAGTTGGCCATTGATGTGCAACCCAGCGGGGGCAGCTATTCTCAAGTCCTGTTAGACACGATCTCAGGAAAAACGACGAGCAAATACCAGCGCAGCTATCGCATATCATTGACCGGCGCTGCCCCGTGGAACATACGCTTGCGCAGGATAACTGCAGACACCACGAACCCGCGCCTACAGAACAAAACGTTTTGGGACAGTTTCGCTGCCATTATCGACAGCAAACTTCGATACCCTAATAGTGCGCTTGTGGCTATGCGCTTTGACGCATCAACATTTAGCGGAGTTCCGGTTCGCGCTTATGATCTCAAACTAAAGCGCGTTCAGGTTCCGTCAAACTACAACGCAACAACCCGCACCTACACTGGGACATGGAACGGAACCTTTCAAACTGCATGGACAGACAATCCTGCGTGGTGTTTCTATGATCTAATCACCAATGACCGCTACGGATTAGGGGAGTTTATCGACCCGGCACAGGTTGATAAGTGGGCGCTGTATTCAATTGGTCAATACTGTGATGAGCTAGTCGATAACGGGTTTGGCGGAACTGAACCGCGATTCACATGCAATCTGTACCTGCAGAGCCGCGCCGAGGCTTACAAAGTAGTCCAAGACATGGCTGCTTGTTTCCGGTCAATGGTTTACTGGGCATCTGGCAGCTTGACGTTATCGCAGGACGGTCCGAGCGACCCTGTAGCGCTGTTCACGCAGGCTAATGTGGTCGACGGCGCATTCAGCTATTCTGGCAGCAGCGCCAAGGCCCGCCATACTGTTGCTCTTGTGACGTGGAACGATCCAGCAGACCTGTATGCACAGAAAGTCGAGTATGTAGAAGACCAGGAGGCCATTGCCAGGTTTGGCGTAGTACCCACGGAGGTGGTTGCTATAGGCTGCACAAGCCGAGGCCAAGCCGCACGCGTCGGTCGGTGGCTGCTTTACTCCGAGCGCTACGAGTCAGAGACGGTAACGTTTCAGACTGGTGTAGAGGGCGCTGTTGCTCGCCCTGGCCAGATTATTAAAGTTGCCGATGCTTCCCGCGCTGGAGTTAGGCTTGGCGGCAGAGTGCGGAGCGCGACAACATCTGCTATCACCCTTGATGCAGCAGTTTCATTGGGCGCATCAACTTGGACGATGTACGCCATGCTGCCTAATGGCGCTGTTGGTCAGTCTCAGGTTGCCAGTGCAAGCGGGAATGTCATCAATCTAGTCACTCCGTTGGCGTCAGCGCCGCAGACTGGCGCCCAGTGGATCATGTCCGCAAGCATAGCCGAGGCGCAAACATTCCGAGTTTTAACTGTCGTCGAGCAAAACGCCGGTGTAATTGAAATAACGGCCTTAAAACATGATCCGGCCAAGTATGACGCTGTAGAAAATGGCCTATTGATTCAGGCCCGAGACATTACGGAATTAACTCCAGTTCCAGATGCACCGATAAACTTGGTGGTAGGTGAAGCGCTCTACACATACCAAGCCGAGGTTCGCGCGCAGTTAAACATTGGCTGGGCAAACGTGCAGGGCGCGAGCGCATATCATGTGCTTTGGAGTAAAGATAGCTCCAATTT